TCATCAAGGAACCCCGTAACTCCCGACTCGGTGCTGTTACAAATAACCTGAAAGGTAGTTATTTGCGTTGCGGCTGTATACCTTGCAACGTACGATGACCATGTTCCCCCGTCTACCCGTATCCTATAGGTTCCGTCAGAGAACTTGAACTCAATCTCTATGAAATACCATGTATCTAAGGCATAGTTAGCTACCACAGTCACGGCATCAAGCGTTGTACCGTCATTTGAGTTGATATTGACTGTGTTTACGTTTACAAACGTATAGTAACCCGTTGCTCCGTTGGCGAAAAATACGCGCCAGTTTCCAGCTGCTGAAGCTCCACTTTGTCTAATTGCGAAACTAAAAACAGTCCCATCCGCAGTTTGTGTGTCATACGTCCTTGTTATTGCGACGTTGTCAGTTTTAACAAATGAAACTGCCTTGGCTCCGGCGTATACCGTAGTGCCTTGTACGTCATAGACAGCATTAGCGGTATATGCGTTAACCCAACCAGTTCCCCCGTTGTTACCGGTTAGGTCGCCGTCACTGTATGAGTCGAATGAGTCTACTGGGAGAGCCATAGTTAGGTGTGTGTTATATAATCGTTTGACGGATTGAAGAATATCTCATCCGCAGTCAAAGCCCTTCCAACCACACGAATGACTGCATCGGTTGTTGTTGGCTGTGCTACCACAATATCTCCTGCGGTTTCGCTCACATAGACTTGTGCTGATATTGTGAGCGCGGGGAAGGCGGCGTCTGCACGAATGTTCCCAACAAGAAGAACCGTTGTTGGGTCAGCATCTGCAGCGGCAGCAAGTACGCATATACCAAGCATAACATTTCCAGAAGTTGAAGCAGCCGAAGCATCTGCAAGTTCCCATCGGGAGTCTACGGCGGCAAGATAAATAAGGTCTCCAAAAGCGAGTGCTGCTCCCGCAGTCCCTGCTACTGTGATACCTGAATATTTTCCGTCGGCTGAACCTGCTGGGTCGAGTGCGATCGAGGTGTTTTCTCCAAGTGTGATGTTTCCCGTGAGCGTTCCACCAGCAACAGTGAGAATGTTCACTCCTTCGATTGAAACCACGCCAGCTGATACGCGGGCGATTGTGGTATCCGATGCGTGTCCGAGTTCAAGGGTTCCGATACCAAGGGCTGAGGTCGTGTCATCAACAATTCCAGTGACAGGAAGACCTGTGCAGTTTGTGAGCGTTCCAGATGCTGGTGTTCCCAATGCTGGTGTTGTGAGGGTGGGCGAGGTAAGGGTCTTGTTTGTCAAAGTTTGCGTTGCTGATTCCGTAACAATGTTTATCCCTTCAATGGAAACCACGCCAGCGGAAACTCTCGCGATGGTTGTGTCTGTCGCGTGGCCTAGTTCGATGGAGCCCGCGCCCAATGCTTCTGTGGTTGAATCAACCACCCCCGATAGCGGAAGGCCAGAGCAATTCGTAAGGGTTCCGCTCGCGGGAGTTCCAAGGACGGGAGCGGTAAGCGACTTGTTAGTGAGCGTTTGAGTTCCACCCACTGTCACGGCTGATGCCGTGTTAGTTCCAGCGGTCGTCACGCGGAGGTCTCCGGTCGATACCGTGAGTATCCCCGCCGAGTGCGTCAGTACAACGTCGGTGCTCGCAAACTTGATGAGGGCACCAGAGGCGAGGAAGAGGTCTGAAAAGTTGTGAGTGGCATCGCCAAGTGCCGCACCGTCGTCGGCTGTTGCGACAAGAGATGTGGTAATCGTGGCAGCTGTCAGCACCTTGCTGGTGAGTGTTTGCGATCCACCGACTGTCACCACGCTCGCGGAGTTGGTGCCGGCAGTAGTCACCCGGAGGTCGCCTGTGCTTACTGTGAGGATTCCGGAAGAGTGAGTGATGACTGCGTTTGCAGCGGCGAAATTTATTACCGCGCCTGACGCAAGAAAGAGGTCTGCGAATGCCGTTCCCGATGCTCCGAGTGCCCCGGCATCATTCGTTGATATGAGCACGCCGGTTCCTACCGTCATGCTACCGACCAGCGTCGCAGAGTCGGTTGTTTTGTTGTATATAAATCCTGCCTCGCCAGCTTGGGTGCCTCCATCGTTGAATTGCACGTGAGTGTCATCACCGCCGATCGAGCCACCAGAAGCCGCTCCGAGGTCGTCGGAGATGTGCGGATAGGTAAGCATGACCGTCGCCACGTTCGAGGTGTCTGCGGTCATGGAGTAGGCTCCCACGATGATGTCGCCAGTAACTCCTGCATCGTCAGCACGTCCTGCGGTGCCATCAATAAAGAGTGGCTTGTCGGCCGCGACCGTGTCGGTCTTAGCAATAGTGTTTTTTCCGTAAATCTGATACCACCCATAGCTTGTGGTAGCGTCAATTGCGGCCATGGCGATCGCGACAGGTCCCACTTCATTCGCCACGATCAGCGTGGTCGCGCGGTCCTCATTGTAGACGACCCAGCTTCCAGCGGCCGTCGAGCCGACGCCTTGGAGGTAGATGTATTCGTTTCCACTCGTGTCGAAGCCGCGCGTTCCGAGCGCAACCTTCTGCGAGTCGTCGATGGTGTCGGTATTCGAGTGGAATACCTGTGGTGATCCTGTTAAGTTAGCCATTGTTTTTTCTTATGAAAGTTATCTTTTCGTCGAGCTTCGCGTTCTCCTCCTCGAACTTTTTGCGAAGGTGCTCGCGGTCGATTTTCAGGCGAGTCTGCATCGCGTTGTATCGAACGAGGTCGTCGGCAGAGTCCTTGACGAGCTTATTTTCACGTGTTTCAAGGTCTTTTCTGTCGGCGATGAGCTCCCACTCCAAAACCTCGTACTCGTGACGTTCAGCCTTTGTTTTCTCAAGCTCGATTCCGAGGTACGATTCCGCGCTTTCGATGCCTACCTCGCGGATACGTATCGTTTCCTCGCGTTCCTCGAGCGCCTTAGCGATAGCGTCGAGGGGTTTTAACGCCTCGCGCTTTCGGGACTCAAGCGACTCTACCTCGCGGGTCATGTCGTTGATCTTCCGCGATGTTTCAAGGCGGTGAGTTTCAAGGAGTTCCTCGAGACGCAACGATTCTTTTTCGACGGACTCGCGCGTCTCGTTGAGAGACTTCGCGGCCGCCGTTTCCTCATCGCGGAGTTTTCGCACCCGATCCATGCGCTCCTCGTCCCGCTGTGACTTCTGTGTTTTTACTTGTTCTTGGTCGAGGAGTTTCATGGTTATGCGGCTGTAACGAGTCCGTCCCGGCTCATCGGCCGCCAGAGGCAGACGTAATAGATGTCTCCCGCGGTCACGTCAGCTGTTGCGACGTATTCGTTGATGTCGAGACCGTTCACTACGAGGTAGGGACCTAGAACATTGGAAAGCAACCCCACTCCGACTTCCGTCGGTGTGGCATCGTTCCATATCTCGTTCGCTACCATGTCGGTTCCTGTCGTGACAGGCAGGAGTCCTGCTACGTTGTCAGTGACCCCCACGCTTACCGTTGCGGTTGCGTTCGTGAGTGCGACTGTGACAACGCCGTAAATCCGAACGAGGACGTCGCCGGTAACTGTGAACAGGGGAAGGGGGTCAAGCGTCCCGCCGTCGTTTCCCCTAGTATTTGCGGTGCCGCCGGTGAAGGCTGCTGTGGGGACTTTTACCACGACACCGAATGAGTCGATATTTTGGAATGGCACTTGATTGTCATCCCTTGGTATGGTGTTTGTTGCCATGATTATTATGCGTTTAGCTTGTTCTCATCCGGCTTTCCTTGGAACTGATTTGGGGCGTCCCTATTCGGTGCAGGCTTGTTAGGCTCTCCCTCGTCTTCTTCCACCTCAGGAAGATCCGTGGGTTTTTTGTGCTCGAGACCTTTTGCGCCTTCGGGCAGTTTTGCCCGTTCCCGATTTTTGTTGGCGACATTGATGATGGTATCGAGGCTGTCTTTTTCTGCGCCAAACGTCTCTTCGGGATCCTCATCGGGAATATACGCCTTGTTGAACTGTTCCATGAAGTCCGGTACTTGCTCGGGGAACTTTGGGGAAGTCGACATCTCCTTTCCGAGCTTAATGAGTTCGCGGTTTGCTAGTGATCTAGCCCAATGTTTGGCCAGCCAGTCAGGCACATAAAGTGATTGACCAGCGGCAAACTTTTTTGATTTTCCGTCCCAGAAGCCGACGAACGGCTCGCTGGAATAGTTTATAAATAGTGCTGTTTTCATGTTGTTTTTGTGTGAGCGGATGAGTTCTCACTTTTAGCATCCGTTCCCGCGATGATGTCTCGGGATTATTTATAGCATCATCCTTTTATCCCGACCTCCCCCGGGCCTTTCGACCCGGGGTGTCGGTTTCTGTTACAGAACGTTCAGCTTGACTGCGGCGAATTCGCCGGCAGAACCTGCGGTTTGCGCTACTCCGACAATCTGTAAGAGTTCGTGGGCGCCATCAGCGATGGTTTCCACCGTTCCTATGTCAGTATCGGATGTTACGACTGGAAGGCCTACGCTTAATGTGCCTTCTACTTCGACACATGCGCTACCGAGAACCTGCAACCAGCCGTACTCAGCTGATGCTACAGCATGGACTGCTGCTCCCACGCACACACCTGTTAGGGTGGTGGGTGAAACGATAACTGACCTGAACGGATTGGCGAGGGCATCGAGTCGGGAAGTTGTGGTAAGAGCTACGACAACGCTCTCATCGAGGTTGAAGGTGGGGGCTGCCGCTGTATAGGCGATGTGGCCCTTGATCTTGTAGTTCTTGCCGACTCCCGGGGTGACGCTGACGAGGATGAACCCTTCAGCGTACTCGTTCGCGGTCACCGTGACTGTGGTCGTTGAAGCGATCGAAAGATCGCCGACTGCAGCCGCTACCGCGGTCATATCTTCGGTATCGGTATCTTCGGCTTGGCTCGAGTACATATTACCGGCTACGAGAGCGGTGCCTCCGGCGAGGGCATATCTGAACGCTCGTCCGTCGTTGGCGAACACGAGCTCGCCAAGTTTGTGGTACTGGTCTGCGCTTGAGCTGTGAAGCGTCTGACCTATCACCTGTACTGGACCTGTTAAGAAGTTGGACATGGTGTTTTTGGTTATTAGTTTTTAATTGACTGATCCTACCCTATTCGACTTTAGGTTTAGGAGAATGGTGTTGCTTGTGTCTCGGTCGCGGTCAGGAAGATTCCTTCGACCCACCAGAGGGTTGCGCTGATTGCGACTAAGTGGCACCAGCTTCCGACTGTTTTACCGCCAGTCGTGGTTCCGTTGAGTGTGATGATGAGGTCATCGCTCACATCGGGAACAAACACGTCTGTGTCGGCCGCTGTATCGACTACCTCGATTGAGCCAGTCAATAGGTCGCCTGCGCCTGCGGTGATGGTTTGATCGGTAGCAATGATTGTCGCTACGAACCAGAACTCCATTCCGATGTCGCCTGCGCCGATTGCGGGAAGGGTGAAGTCGGTAGTCGCTCCGTCAAGGAGCATTACCGAGCCACTCATTGCAGAGGTCATCGTGGTATTGCCAGCTGAAGCAAGCACACTCCGTTTGTAGCGAATACCGCCGCCGGTTGAAAGCAGTCCGAGGTTGACGTTGCCTGTGCCTTTTCCGTCAAGATCGAGGTTGATATTCGTATCGTCTCCTGTCGCAGTTATTGTAGGAGCTGCGCCAGTTGCCGCGTTATCAATCGTGATCTCGTTGACCGCAGTAGCGTTGGCATCAAGGATTAGAATCTCTTCTGATTCACCATTCCTGAAGGTGATACCAGTATCTGCTTCACCTGTCGCGTCAATAGTGGGATTAGCTCCTGTAGCAGCATTCGTAATCGTAACCTCATTTACTGCCGTTGCTACTGATGCGAGAAGCATAAGTTCCTCTCCTTGGTCGTTGTCGAATCTGATACCCAAATCTGCTTCACCCTCAGAGCTGATAACAGGCGGACTACCAGTCGCAGCGTTTGAGATCTGCAGATAAGGAATACCACTTGCCACCGCATCCAGCACAAGCATTTCTTCTGACTGATCGTTCATAAACGTGATACCGAGGTCGGCTTCACCTTCTGCGCTGATCTCGGGGTTCACGCCAGTCGTTTGACTCTTGATGCTGACGAAAGTGATTGCGGCTGCCGTTGCTTCGAGTTTAAGGATTTCTTCGCTGTTCTTAGCGCGAAACTCGAATCCGATGTCATCCTCTCCGTTGTTGGAAAGAAGGACTGGATTGCCAGTAGCAGAGTTTGTCACCGTGAGCTCATTTAGCGCCGTTGCGACAGGAACGAGGATAAGCATTTCTTCGCTTTGATCGTTGTGGATTTCAAGTCCCCTATCGGCTGTTCCTTGGACGCTAAGTATTACACGATCGGCTGTTGCCGCATTCGCTACCCTAAGATAGTTTACGGCTGAGGCTACGGCATCGAACTCAAGGATCTCGTTTTCATTCGAGTCCAAGACATCACCAAGGTCTACCGTGATATTCTTCTGCGCACCATACATGATGGCGGGATCGTAGTTTCGTTGTTCTATAGCCATGGTTGTGTTTTTTTAGGTTTAGTTGACCAGAATCTTTCTCTACGCTTTTGCTTCATCATATCACTTCTATCTTTTCGCTTTTTTTCATCTTTCCAGTGTTCTTTTCCATGAAGATGATGTGTAGTTATAACAAGGTTTTCTGGTCTATTGTCTTCCTTGTTTCCGTTAATGTGATGAACCACCTCCTCTTTTCCCAGATACCGTCCAATCACTTTTTCCATGACGAGTCGGTGTTCTGGGTAGTACCCATTCGACCTTGATTGGGGATGAGATGGCATTCTCACAAGAACGTATTTACCTTGCAATGTGCGACCGCCTTTCCAGTTTGGGTTTTTGGCTCCAGCTTCGTTACAAAGTGTTTTTATGACTTTGGCACGATGCTTTTTTGAGAGCTTCTTACCTAAATGAGCTAAGCGGATTTTTTCTTTGGTTGCTTGTGTATGCGGTTTATTCATACCACAAGCATACCACGAAACTTACAGGACTTCAAATCCCTGAAATACCCGTTAGTTTACCGTGCCTCTTCGGGTTATTCGTGATGAACTGCCCGCCGAAGTAGATGTGACCGACTACTGAAGCTGAGTTGGCTGGAATAATCCAGTCGCTCCAGCTAAAGCCAAGTCCGAGCGGGGCCTCGTAATCGTTGCCCTCGACCTGCGACTTGTAGGAAACTGGCTTTGCGTTGAAGTAGGGAAGCGCGTACCAGTCAACGAACTTTTCGTTGACAAAGATGAATGCCTGTGCTGTCGCTTTTTCATCTTTGATAATATCGATTCCGTTGTAATCCAACGACTTGAAGCCGGTACCGCCCCTCAATCCTTTCATAAGGCTGGCGTCTTTGACGATGCGCTCTTGCGGGCGCAATAGCTGGCCGTAGAAGCTGTAGACCGCTTCGGTTGTGTAGGCCGCTGACGGGGCTTGCGCTCCGGAGCTGACTGCATTCCAAAGAGTGTCTATCAGGGCTAGGGTTAGCGTCCCGCCTGCCGCAGTGACCGTCGACTGAAGGGTCGAATACGTTGAGCGGGATAGACCACCGATATTTGCAACGGAATCTCCGTTGTCAACAAGTGCCGCGAGACCAAGTGGGTCCTTAGACACGTTGCCAGTTCCGTCGGCGTAGAAGATTGTACCGAGATCATCGGCCATATCTTCTGAATCGGACTGGATTGTGAGCCTCATTACGTCCAACACCTTATCTTCGGTGTCGGCGACAGAGAGCTCATCGCCCGGGAGTGAACACGAGATCTGATAGAAGGAGGGTGTAAACTCGAGGACGACTCGGTTGTCAGTGGCGGAAGTCGAGAAGGTGTCGAAGCCTCGGAACGATGTTCCGGTGCTATTCTTCGAAGTCTTGATAGGCTGTCGAATAGTGCGACCACTCCACTTCTTACCGGCACGAACTACCCGTTGAAACAGGACGTTTGAGTTGAGGATCGTATCGACCACGAAAGGCAGGAATTTTGTCTGCACCGTGGATTGGATACGTTGTCCGTATAGTTCTGCCATGGTTTTGTAACTTGATTAGTTTGTTATTAATTGACCTTTTTGGTTGAACGCCATGGCAGGTGTTTTCATTACCAAGGCCTGTTGGCCGGGTTCTGAAAGTCCTTGCTGGACACGACGTCCGAACCTTTGGTTTCGGCGCGATTTCCTTCCGTGGTGGCGCCAGCGATCTGTTTTCTATCGTTGATTGCAGCCTTCGCTTGGAACACTTCCTCCGGCTTCATTAGTTTGAAAGCCAGTCGATAGTTCCAGCGACCATCGGTGTCGACAACTTTATTGTCGAGCGCGGTTTTCAAGAGCTTATTCCGGTCGACCTTAAGGCCGTTCGGGTTTAATCCCTTGTCCGCTTCGATGGCCGTTACTTCATTTTGGAAGAACGTGGTTGCTTCATCGATCGCTTTTTGTTCCTTGTCGCCTCGCTGGGTGAATTGACTGAGCGCTTGCTCGACCGCGCGCGCTACAATCTTTTCAGTATGGCTCTGGTATGAGCCCCACAGCTTGTTGTCATCGCTGCCGAACCAATCGGGAATGTCTGCGCTCGCTTCGGGCTGCACACCCGCCCTTTTAAGGGCTTCGGATACAGCGCTGCCGATTGCAGTATTCATTCCCACTTGGAGCTTCTCCATTTCTGTCGCGTGTCTGGTTTCCTGTTCGTTAAAGCGGTTCTTCCAGTCTGCTTCTCGTTCTTGCCACCGCTCCACTGGTGGATTGTTGAGACCGCTTTCGTTATCTCTCGATCCGGGTTCGCCCCCAGTTTGTTGCGTCTGATTTTGATCCTGGTCAGACGAGCCAGTCTGGGTTGCGTTCGTTTCTTTTGATTCCCCTGACGAATGGGCAGAGTTGTCGTTCTCTGTGTTTGCGACTGGAAAGGCTGGTTGCCCTTCCGTCTTAAACTGCGTCATAGTGTTTTCACTCATGGTTTTTGTTGATTATTATTTGAACTAACGTGCCCCTTTTTTTCCAAGTCGCGGGATACGAGACGACTTTTTTCAAATGAACTGCTACATCTTGGGCCTTGGCGGCCCTTCATCTTTTCGTTTTTTCTTTTTAACGTGCTCAGGCAAGCTTGCCACGCTGGCTGTCTTTGATTCGAACTCCCGAGCGATTTCAGGATGGTGGACCCACATGTAACCTCGTTGTGCTCGTGATTTGAATGGCATATTACGTCTGCGGGGCTACCGCGTTTGCCGGTACTTGACTCAGGAGGTTCGACCTTGGCCTTGCTGGGCCTTTCGCCGCCTGATTTTTCATAACTCCTTTGACTACTTCCGTTTCCATTGCGCGTCCATGCTCTTCGGCTCCCTTGGATGCTTCTGCGTCTGCTTGCGCGGCTGCGGCCTGCTGTTGTGCCATAATCGCTTGCTGGACTAGCGGGTTGTTTTGGTAGAGCAAGTGCGGCGCGTTCACTTCGAGCCATACATTGGCGGCCAGTTGCTCGGGGTTCGGGTATTCAAGGCGTTCATACATATCCTTGAGAGCCATTTTGCCACTCTTGCCGAGATCGATTGCTTGATTGGCGATCGTGGTGCTGTCCTTAGGCAGGAGTGATCCTTCTTTGACGGATATGGTTATCTTCGGTGGTTTCGCGCCCCCAACGAATTGGAAGCCGGTGTCGTAGACGTAGAGCATCTGCACGAACCAGTTGTATGTTTTGTCAGCGATCTGTTCAAGGTATTCTGATATGCCGCCGCCGATACGATCGGTATCAAGGTTCCTATTCATAATCTTACCACGAACCGTTTCTTCGCTTTCGATTCCGGCTGGGGTAGATCCTCTGGTCCCGAATATGTCGCGTAGTCGTGATCGGGAATCGAGCAGGTCTTGATAGATGTCAGGTGGAAGTGCCGGGGCTGGGTAGCGGTCAATGGCTTCGCGGGGTATGCCGTCCGGGATGACTACCGTTCCACCGCGTTGTAGTGATGCGGTTACGTTCTTTGCCTGTGGCTGCGTAAGGCCTGATCGTGCAAGTGAGACGACCATGCCGCCGTTCATATTGTCAACGTTTTTATCAATCTGCTTGCTGCGTCTGTTGATGCGATCTTGGTTGGCAAGGTTCTGGCCGATCAGTGATGTCTTGTCTACCGGCTGCTCGTCGAGGTTATAGATGCTGAGGAAGATGAATGGGATCTGCGGGCTCGTGAAATGGTTGTTGCCTTTTACCTCATGCGATGTGGCGGTTTCGGTTCCGTAAGCATCGACTTCGGATTGCTGGCCAACTTGGTCATAATTCCAGTGCGGGTTTTTCTTTTTTAGGAGCACGTTCTTGCCGAGCGTCCAGCAGAGATATTCTTTTGCCCACCATTCGATAAACTGCACTTCAGTGCCGAGATCGTTCTTGACCAGCTTTTTGATTTCAACGATTGCTTTTGCGTTCTTTTCATCACTGCCTACGATGTCGATGATTCGCTGGGCCTTGAGCTTGCGGTACTCGCCAACATAGTCACCAGAGTAGCCGTCTTCGGTTACCGTCGATTCAGGATCAAGGATGAGTTTCTTGGCGCGGACAACGCGTACTGTCGGAATGTCTTTGTCGAGATCCCAGCCGACCTTAAGTGTGCCGAGTAAGAAGAGCGCCCAATGGCGGCCTGCGCCTTTCAGTTTCAACCTCACGACATTTTCGTCAGCGAGATCAGCGAGCCGATTTTTAACTTTCTGCACATATTTCAGTTTGGCCGGATCGGCGTTGCCCTGATCATCGAGCTCGGAACTGTGGAGCGCGACCATAGGTTCAGGATTTCGTCTTGTGATTTGCGGCAGATAAGTTTCAACGGATTCAAAGATGAGGTTGTCTACATTCGGTCTTTCGGCTACTTCTGCGGATACTTCGGGTAGATCGAAGTGTGTTCCGAGCCAATACTTCTCGTTCTCTTCGCCTTTCTTTTCGAACGTTGACTTGACCGGCGATTCCTTCCATTTCTTCTCCCACTTTTCGGTGAGCTTGATGATTTCGTCATCGCCCATTTCAAGCGTGAGCTCGAGCAACTTTTCAGAGACTATGCCCTGAGCATTGTCTTGAGAACCATCGGCTCTGTTTTTATTTATATCTGAGCCGAGAGATGCGTACCCGGCGATATCTTGTGTTGTTTCTGCCATGGTTTTTTACAAAAAGAGGCCGTGACAATGACTTGATCGTCCGGCCTTGACTCGCCATTGAGGTATCGCTCCCCTGGCTAAGATATTAAAAAATGTCATCGCGCTTTTGACTCTTTTATTATAACTCATTTTAACATTGGTTGCCACAAGGTTGCCCTGTGGATAACCTCTTGGCAACCGGCTACCTAAACCGGCCGGTCGGATCAATGGCATCGAGGCTTGCTTCGATGTCTTCCGGCATCTCTGCGGGTGGCCTTTTTGGCTCGCTTTCGACTAGCTCGCCGTCTTTGATAATCAATTCCTGCTTTTGGCGGGCGTCCATGAACATTTCGTCAGGGTTGAAGCGCACTGTTTTGTTGGGTTCGATCATATAGCTTCTTGGCGTTGGCGAGGCTTTTGGCGGCATTATGATGGATCCTACGCCAGCAAATCGCCTCATGCCTATGCGCCAGAATACTGTTGCTAATGCGCGGTGGTCCCGGCCGCTACGGACCCATTTATAGCCCTTTACTTGGTTTGTATCCGGGTCGAGCATCTTGATTCGGGATAGATGGTTCCAGTCGAGCCAGCACTCATACCAGTCGTTTTCAGTGCCGTGTAGCGGGATAAGGCGCTCGCGGAACTCGCCTATGGTGAGCTGGATCATGCGGTTGCGGTCAGCGGTCACAGAGCCGAACTCATCGCCTTTTTTCCACGTTATCAATTCCTTGCCCTTGTGATCGCCTGTGAGAGCACATAGAAACACGCGTCCCGGCCAGCGCTCATAGAACTTGCGGGATCCAATGAGATCACCGCCTTGGTCAATGATTGCGATTGCTTTTTTCCACCGCTTCATGTATCCATCGAGGGTTCCGTAATCATCGCAGTCGCCATGCATGAATAGCCCCTTGGTGTTTCCAAGCACGTAATCAAGCCGGAGGCCGGTGTCGATGCCGATGATGACGCGCTCGTCTTCGGTCGGCGCCCATGGCTTACCAGTGAGGTTTTGTAGGAAGTGTTCTCGCAACAGCTTTGATTGCGAGTCGGCAAATGGCAGGCCGAGCACCTTGGTGTAAAAGAACTCGGGCGTGGTATCGGGATTGCGGTATTTCGTTATTATGTCGGCCGCGCTGACCCATGGACAGATGAGCATTGGCACCCAATAGCCGCTCCACGTCCGGTTGAGGAACTTCGGCACCCATTGACCCTTTTTGCGGATATTGTCTTTGATTTCACGATGGCAGTTTTTGCATGAAAAGATAATACGTTCAAGGTCTACGCTCATCTCTTCCGGGTTTTCCGTATCCCACGTAAGCGTTTGCCAATGAGCGCAGTATTCGCATTTCACCATCCAATGTTTTTGATCGCTCTTGAGCCAGTCTGCGTGAACGCCTGTCTCGGGCAAGCTCGGGTGGCTGAACGTGTGGATTTGTTTGAACTTTGAGTGCTGAAGTCGCGCTTGATAGTCAGCGATGACGTCGAGCTTAGACGAATCTTTTTCGTCATGCACCAGCCGGTCGGCCGTTACCATAATGGCAGCTTTTTTAGTCCAAGTGCCTCGGAAATAGATCATGCTATTACCGACGCGCTTTGACTCAACGCTGTCTTTATCGGCCACATCCTCGATCAGCCCTTGGTTATTGGCAATGATGCGGTTTACCTTGCCGCCTACGAACACGCGCACGTCATTGTCGGTTGGCAGGGTGTAGATGATGTCGAGCTTTCTCTTTTTGGCATCATAGTGGTTTTTGAGGATGGACAAAGTCGATAGGCCGACCTGCGCGGCTTTCATAATGGTGAGGTGCGGGGATTGGTCGAGGTATATGTCTACGAGGAATGGGTGTTGAAACCATTCGATGAGATCGCCTTTCTCATTGCGGATGTTTTCTGCGTTGATCCACCGTACTGGCTGGTCGTAATGCTCGGCATGGGAACCGGGTGTGCGTATCGGTTTTTCTTCAGTTTGGTTTTTGTTGGCAAAGCTCATCATGTTTCTTTGGGCGGCTCGGTTACCACGATACGGCCTCGTCTTGTTGTGGTCCTCATCTGGCCGCAATAGAGGCATACGAAGAGGCTTACGGCGACATCGTCTATGTTAGCTTTCGGTTGATGAAATGGCACCTCGTGGAAGTCATGCCGTTTGTTGTATTCGCTTGGGCAATCGTTGAGTTTTTTGTCGTATGTCATAGTTGTTTTGTTAAATGCCATTGGTCGCACCAAGGGCAGTGATAAATGCGAAGTTTCATGTGGTCGTCTTCCATGCGCTTGTTGGATGCGGTTACGGCCCCTCGCTTGTCATAGCATATCTTACCGTCGCAGTATTTGACCGGCACGAGCTGTTCTGATGGTAGTTTGTATCGCCATTTCATGGTTTTACGCCGGACAGCTTTTTGATTTGCTGCATGGCGTAGCTTAGACCGATCATCTGGCCGTAGGTTGGGCCTGAAAGGCTTTGGCCTAAGTCCATGAGGATGCGGTGTCGCTTTTCACGATCGGTTACGCTCAATCTCTTGTCCGGGTGGTTGCACATGAATCTGAATTGCGCTGCATATCCTGCTGTTTCCTGCTCGAGGCGAAAGTAAGTATCGCGCAGATACCGTTCCCACCAACCGTCAGGGTCGTTGCCCTGTTGTTTTGTATGCACTGATTCGTGCTCAATGAGATATTCGGGTATGTCCCGGCCGCTTGGATTGTAGATCGTGTCGCCATACGTGAATATCACGTTGTCGAGGTTCGGGTTCATGCCTACGCCGAGTATCTTCTCAAGCATGGGCGGCTTTTCATTCACGATTTTCATGCTACAGGGTTAGCAGGATCAGCAGGAGGAACAGGGGATGGGCTGTGAACGCCAGCACTATTGCCCCTATTATGATTGACCAGTTGATCACTGCTTCTGCTATTTGTGTTTTGTCCATTTTGGGATGTTTTTTTAGCTTCGTCCTCATCGGCTCGACGTTGCAGGAGTTTCCTGTGCTCGGTGAGGTAGTTATCGTTTAATGCTTGAACCTCTGGGTCTTGGCCGTCCGCGAGGGGAACATTGGATACATTACCTGAATGCTTCAGGTTGAGGGTTTTGGCGGGCTCGCCCTCTTTGCGCTCAACGAGCCAGCGGGACAGACCTATGTCGCCGGTTGTGGGCTGGCCGTGAATGCGGCGGGCGATATTCTCTTTTGCCTTGATCGGTAAGGCCTCGCGCATTGCCAGTATTTGCTCCACAAACTCAGGGTTTTCGGCTTGCCATTTATAGAATACGGACTCACTTATCTCCGCATATTTACAGGCCTGCCGGTCTGTGCAATCGATGGCGAAGGCATCTTTTAGTTTTTGGACTACTTCGGGGGTGAACTTTGTCGGGCGACCGCATTCACAATAGCCCTCCGCGTCCCTGTATCGCCTATGCGGAGGTCTTTTTGGTTTGTTGCATTTGTTGCATGTTGGCGGTCTTCCCATGGTATTGACATCGCCTATACACTTGTGTTGTTAAACTATACATCGGGGTGAAGTATTGCGAAGTATTGTCTGGTGTCGTCCTTGTGCTTCAAAAATGTCACCACGTTGTAGTTAAGGCGTTTCGTGAGCACTATTTTGAAACATATTTTGTTTGTGATGAGCTTGGTGCTGGTGGCGGGTTCGGTGGTTTATGCCTTTTCCCGCAAGTTTCAGCGTTGTCAGCTGACCCTTTGTTTAATGTTGCCATTAGTTTTGGGGTTGCCTACGCTACGAATCCCCAGCGACCTCAGCCATTCGGCCATACTTCGCCGGATCCTGCCTTATCCCACTGACGAGGATTGTTCAGCCACACCAGCACTAAGCTCACCACTTTATTATACCATTGTTAAGCTTTTGATTCCTTGAATGAGGATCTGCTTTTCGTGCGGTGTCATATACTGTTGCACGATATGCTTCTCATCAGTCAGGATCTCTACGACCTTTATTCCGCTGATTGCGAATGAACATTGACTATCCGGGCATCGAAACCAATCGCCTATCCATTTCAATCGGCTGTCGCATTTAGGACACTTGCGGTGGATCAGGTTTTGCCATTTCTTATTTTCCATTTTATACCTGCCACTGGATCTCTTTGCCGTTTAGCACGACTCGGGGATCTTCTTTGTATTTGCACCAGCGGCTGACTATCGCGTCTGCGTATTTCGGATCAAGCTCAATGAGACGCGCTTGGCGATCGAGCTGATCACACGCTATCAGTAATGAGCCGGATCCTGCGAATGCATCGACCACGACGTCACCCTTGGCGCTTGAGCGCTTCAAGGCACGTTCAGCAAGGCGTACCGGCTTCTGTGTTGGATGGATGTATTTCATAGTGGGATCCCGCTTGGCGTATATGATGTCGAGATGCTCGGCGAAGTTCTTCTCATCAAGCGTCCATAGCTCGGTGAGATTTGAAAATGTGCGGTCTTGGTAATGAACCTTGCCAGACTTCCACGCGACAATGCATGGCTCATAGATTCGATGATAGAGCTGGCCGGGGCTGAATATCATGCTGTTTTTGAGCCACAGAACGATTTGAGAGAAATGCCATTTCGTATCGTTCAGAGCTTGCATGTTGATTTCGCTCAGGCGGTTGGCGAACCACCAGTAGAGTGTTGCGTCATCGGTTGAATACTTGTGCAGATTTGCCAGAGATTTTTTGTAGAACTCGCGGGCCTCTTCAGGAGTTTTATCATCATTGAAGATTCGGCCGCCGGTCCCGCCGAACTTCTCGCTGTGATACGATGCGCCCTCATCTCCCATTGACTTGCCGAGATCGTCTTTTTTCGCGTATGCAACAGAATGGTAATCGATTGAATATGGCGGGTCAGTGAAGATTAGGCGGGCGAGTTCGTGTTGCATCAGTTTATTCCAGTCGTCTAATTCGGTGGCATCGCCGCATAGCAACTTATGCGTTCCGAGTTGGTAGAGGTCACCGAGCTGACTGCGCGGCTGCCCTACGGATTTGAGATCGGGATTGTCCTCTTTACTTTCAAGGATCAGGTTTTCGTTGAAACCGGTGAGGTCAAGCATTTCGAGTGAGAGGGATTTCAACTCTTCAAGCACTATGTCGCGGTCCCACTCGCTTTCATTCAATTTATTGTCGGCCAATCGGTATGCTTTGGCATGCTCTTCATCGAGATCAACCAGCAGTGTCGGCACGCTTTCGAGATTGAGTGACACTGCGGCAAGGAAGCGGCCATGTCCAACGATGATGACATTGTCTTTGTCGATCACGATGGGTTGGTTGAAGCCGAACTCTTTGATAGAGTTCGCTATTTTTTTGATCTGCTTGTCGGGATGGTCTTTCGCGTTCTTGTGATACGGCTTTATTTCGCTGATTGACTTCTCGATGATTTGCATGGTTAGTAGTTTTCTTTTTTAAGATCATCGACTACATCGTTGTAGCCACGATCACTGTGCTGCGGCCGTTCTCGACCGGGCGGTTCTTCTAACTTGAATGAGATTTTTGCTCGGGCTTTGTAGCCAATGACGCGAAGCAGTTCGCGGATCGCTTCGGCGGTTTTGCCTTGCTTGCCGATGACGTGACCCATGTCTGCGGGCGCGACTTTGGCCATGAGCAATACTCCCATTTCGTCTTGCTTAACTTCGATGCTGACTGCGCTCGGGTCATCGACAATCGTTTCGAGCATCAGCTGTAAGAACTTTTTTGCTGTGTCCATATTATTTATCTTTTTTATCCTTTTTGGGTTTAGGAACTTTCTTAATTACCTGAAGTTCGACGCTTTGTGTCACGCCCTCGCATGCGAATGTGATGGTGTGCTTTCCTTCAGACCTGAAAATCTTTTTTTCATTTCGGATGTTACAACGTGACCCTTGCTTCTAAGTCCTATTTTGCGCTTATGGTCATCCGACAACGGATGCCATGCCCTCTTTTTTCTATGTTTAGGCATATTTACTCTTCTTGGGATTGCACATGATCAGGTTTTTTCTTTGTTTCTACTATAATACCAGATGAAGTCAATAACACGCTGGCTATTGATATGGCGCTTTCAACGCCTGCGATCACTACCTCGAGCGGATCGACAACGCCGACTTCGAGATAGGGTCCTGTTTGTTTGGTGGCTACGTTCATTGCGGTCCCGGGTTTCAGATCTGGCGGTTCAAGTCCCACGTTCTCGAACAGCTGGCGGCGCGGGTACTTCAGCGCTTCTTGAAGAATCGGGCTTGAGGTTTTGACGCTGGCTAATGCATTGCCAGCGCCGCAGACGATCCCGCTGCGGAACGCGCTGCGGACGGCGTTGACCGTATCCTCTACTTTGTATTTTAACCCTTTTTGCTCGTTGTCGGTAGGTGCGCCAACTTTGATGGTGGCGACTGTATTCGTAAATCTACCGAGACGATAGATCAGGTCTTTTTTAGCTTTTTCATCAGTTTCAGCTTCTATGGCTTTGCGGAGATCGCTTGCGACTTTGAGTATATCAGCCCGATTTCCTTTCGGGCCTACGATGATGGATTCTTCCCGGCGGCTAACGAACTTTTCGCACCGGCCGAGATTTTCGATTTCGGCAGTTTCGAGTTTGTCGCCTTTTGCTTGGGTAAATACTTTTGCGCCGGTCATGATAGCGAGGTCTTCCATGAGGATCTCTCGACCCACTACATTCGGCAGGTTTATTGCGACTGATGCAAATGATCCGAGCTTGCCGGTTTGTGCGTTCATGACTTGCGGCAGGTTCAATACCAATGTCGCAAGCGCATGCTGTTCCACGTTCTCGGCGATCACGACAAGGCCTTTCTTTTTGGCCGCAGCCATTTTGTTGATTATTGGAAATAAGTCGTTTGCTTCGGTGAGCCGGTAATCAGTGATGAGGATGTAGGGATTTTCTATCTCGCACTCCATGCGCTCGGGGTTAGTGACCATGTAGGGGCTAATATAGCCGCGCTCGATCTTCACACCATCGCTCATCTCGACATACGTTTCAAGTGTCGGTGACTTATCAATGGTCACGATGCCGTCTTTGCCGATTTTGAAGTAAGTGTCGGCAATCATAGCCGCAATCTGCTCGTTATCAAATGCAACTAGCGCCACCTTTTTGAGATCTGTTGCGGTCTTGATTTCGCGCTTCATTTTGTAGAGCTGAGCTTTTACTTCTTCGTAGCCGCGGCGCAGTTCTTCGATGATCTTGCGACCGTCCCGGCGCGATAGGCGGGCAACCTCATTGATAATCGCTTGCAGAATGATGAGAGAGCCGGTGGTGCCGTCACCTACGCGGTCATTGGTTTTGATGGCGGCTTCACGCACGACGTTGACCACAGCATTCTCGGCAGGATCCTCGAGCTCAAAGTCCCGGGCGATCTGCACACCGTCATCGACCACCATTTTGTAGAGCATCTTCGATATGATGACTTTATTACCGGCCGGGCCTAGTGTTGGCCGGATGAAGTCGACCATCTTGTTGACGGCCGTCTTGATCACATCGAATGTTTTGTCCTGAACGTATATGATTTTATTTTCAGACATAGATTTAGTTGTAGCCGTTCTCGATCATGAAGTCGACGAACCTTTGCAGTGTCGTCATGTCGGCGGGCTGACTTGACTCGCCTCTCATGAGAAAGAACTCGACCGCAGTTCTCGCTGCTTTTTTATTCTGGTGCCGTGGGAACAAGATCACCAGCAAATCTTGTATAGTTGTCTCTTGTGGTTTGAGTTGGCTCATATGATTAGATGATTATTGCCATTTCCTTCGGGCGGTAGATCTTGTGATAGATCATTCGGGTTGCCCCGCCTTTTTGCGCGAAGTTCCTGACGTGTGCTTTTAAGTATTTGACATTTTCGACTCGGCCCCGAGCC